GATAACAACACTAAAGAGTTTATCTTGTCGTAAGTTGGTCTGTATATTTCGTGATCTTTTATATTAAAATTTTTATCTTTCCAGTTTTGTGTAATTTCAAATTTTCCTTCAGCAACAAGATTATCAACATCATCTCTTCCAAATTTTATCATACAAAACTTTTTTAAGTTTGAGTGATATTCAACTTCCCACTCTTCCTGAGATGTAGATTCTATAATTTCATTAAAAGTATTTAAATCTTTTTCTAATAAAAAATTTTCAATAGAAAGTAGTTCTGGAGTAATTTCTTTAAAAACAAACCCATTTTTTGTTAGTTGTTTTTTAAAATTCTCAAGCACTTGTAGCCTCATCAGACTTATACTTATTTCCTTCTTTGTCCAACTTCCATCCTTGCTTTAAAAGTTCTTGCCATTCGGCTCTTTCAATTTCTTGCTTTGCTCTAGTCTCTTTCATTTCTTCTGCCCATGCGTCTCTTAATTCTTGTGGGTAAGCATCTTCTTCTCTATCATCCCAGAATGATCCTATTGTATATCTTACTCCGCTTTCTATAAGAGTTACTTCGTGCATATTGCTAAATCCCCCGTCAAAAACAGCAAGCATTCCAACTTTTGGCTGAATCTCTAAATCTTGCCCTGGGAATCTTAATAGTCCGCCTTCGAAGTCATCATTTAAATATAAAAATCCTGCATATCTGCTTCTTGTAAATGCACCAGAGTTTCCTTCGGCATCTGTGTTATCAGAGTGTATTCTTGCATATGCTCCTGGCTCCCACTTTTGTGTGTGATATCCAATTTTAGAAATTGTTTTTGGGTCAAGATTATGAACTGAAGCAATTGCTTCTGGCATTTTTGCTTCAATGTCTGAAAAGATTGTTGGATCTAAATCAGCATCTATAACTTCTTGATCATTGTCTTGTGGAAGTACAGAAGAGTATGACTCATAGAATGAAATAGGCATCCAAGAAAGTTTTCCAGTGTTTGCCTGAGCATCAAGTGCTTTAATCATCTTGGCACAGGTTTCTTTACTAATAAAATCTTCATAAACTACAATATCTTTTGTAAGTCTTTTTTTATTATTTAGATTCATGGTTTTCTGTCTCCTGTATGCTCAGTAATTTCCCAAAAAAATGGACAGGTATATCTGATTCCACTTTTTATTTCTGTTACTCCGTGTACATAGTTCATGTCTCCTGGAAAGAAATAGGCAGCACCTTTTTTAGGCTTAAACTGAACCTCCTGTAAAGGAAAATATAGTTCTCCTCCTTCATAGTCTTCATTTAAATAAAATAAACTAGAAAGATCATAGTTTGGAAAATCGTTTGGAAGTCCTGCATCTGGACCCTCATGTAGTTCTTTGTCTGCATGAGGCTTTTGAAATTGTCCTGGAAGCCATCTAACAATTGTTGTTCCAGTAGGGATAACCTTTACTTTATAAAACTCTTCTACAATTGGCTGTAGCCTTTGAAACAATCCAGCAATCACTGGAGATATAGAGGTATCGTTTTTATCTAAAGTTGGCTGAGTTGCTACTCTGTCTTTCCAGTAATCTGAATCATATACAACAGTTCCATTCTCATTTACATGGCTTTGTGTTACATCCCAAACTGTTATAGACTTTGCTGCTTTTTCTAAAAACTCTATTTCTTCTTGTGTCATAAAGTTTTCTAACTCAACAATCATTTCTTTACCGTTGCCAAACCAGCCAGAAGGTGTCAATGATGGTGTTCTTTTTACAATTGATTCCGATCTTGCAAATTCTTTCATAATTAAATTATACCACCATTCGTATTGTCAATTACCTTTAGTCTTAGAGTTTTTACTTCGTGTGACCCAAGGGACTCTTCTTTTTCGTTTACGGCATTTCTATACCAGTCAGTCCATTCTCCAGATGAATTTATTGCCTGTGCTGCTTCTCCGTAAGACATGTTTGCTTTCATTCTTTTATTATCTATATCCTGATAGTCTACAATGTTGACAACTGTATTGTTTAGGCTTGTTAGAGAAATTGGAATAATTGTAGCAACTGGAGTGCCAGCCTTAATAACTACCTTTTTGTTTGCAATCTTTGCTCTAAGTGCCAAAGGTAGTGGATTATTATAAAACGAAGTGGTTATTAATGATGACATTGTTTCAAATTCATCACTAAAATAGTTAACTGGATTTATAGCAAGAATACTAACATCGCTATCCGTTCTAAATATTAAACCAGTATCCATACTTACAGAAGACTGCCCTCTTCCAGAATATGCTGATTTTGGATTAAATATTTCAACATGATCTCCGCTTTGATCGGTAACCCCATCCCAGAGAAACTCAATATCCTCTTTACAAGAAAGAGAATACCCAATCACATTTGCTTGAGTGACTGGAAAACACCTATATGCATGACCCTCTGACGTAAGATCCATCCAATCTCTTTTAATCGACATTTGAGAAATATCAAATAAAGAGTTGTATGTTTTTTCTACTGTTATGCTGTACATTAGTCTTTTTCTGGATCATACATATCTGGTGTATGAAACTTTTTGTTATAATCTAGCATTGTAACAATAGAGTATTTAGTTCCTGAGTGTACTGGCATTGCTGTGTGTGGATACATATAGTTTGATGGGAAAATAAAAAGATCTCCAGCCTCTGGCTTAACCGTTAAACCTTGTAATCTAAAGTTTAATTCTCCGCCTTCATAGTCATCATTAACGTATGCAACAAGAGAAACTGTGCAGTTATAAGAAAACCCATGATCATGGTGCTCCATGAAGTGCTGCCCTGGTCCATATTTAATAAAGTTAAATGCTTCCCAATAGTTAAGGCTATGAATTCTGTGCATCTTTGTATAATCTTCTACTGCAGGCGCTTGTGCATCATAAACATCTTGCCAAAGTTTTTGAAGATTTAGAGAGACCTGACTCTTGTCACGCTCTATATCTGACTTCTTAAATTTAAAATCATTACAGTCTCTGTATTCTGGCATAAGTTTTTGATATCCAACATATGCTGGATCCCAAGCATATCCAGTTTTATCTCCTACTGGCTTTAGATTAGACTCAAGAGTTTCTATAACATTAAACTCTTTCTTTATAACACCTTTGTAAAGAAATATACCATTACCTAGGTCTTGTTTTTCTGTCCATGTTTGCATTGTATTCTCCTTATTTGTATTCTCTTCTAGACCAAACTTTATTTTTATATATACCGCCGTCTGGTTGACGATAAAACTTAATGTTATCCATAATTTTACCATACATGTTAGACTGGTCTGTTGGTTCTATTTTGTGCTCCCAGTCTTCTCTTTGAAAAGGCAAAACTTGGAGGTATGGTGTCCCCATTGGTATGGTTCCTTCCCAGCCCTCTGCAATAAAAAATGGAAAACTTCCAAGCATATGAACTTTGTCTGAATCAACAACTCCAGTTGTATTCATAAACGGAAGATCAAACCTATTCATTGGTGTCATGAATAAGGCGCTATATCCTTCTGGTAACTCTAAGCCCCAGCCTGAAGACCATGCAAAATGATCTCTATAGAATCCCTTTGGGTGTTTAAATTGTGGCATTGGGCCTCTTGCTGTACAAAAATCTTTATACTTATCATCCTCAATTGTTACAGTTATTTTGCCCTGAGAATTTTTAGCAAAAACCAAGTCGCATGGAGTTTTAAATACATAACCAGTTGAAAAAGCATCCATGATTGCAGGACATGCTTTCCATGTAGGAATTTTTCCATAGTCGTTTGTAGTACCTTCTTTTGGAAAAGGACAGACTTCTTTTGTTGCTTTGTAGTATTCTCCATTTGGCATTTTTGCAAATCTATCAGCATCTTTATACCAGTCTGGAATTACGCTTTGTGCTGTAGATGGGGCAGACTCACTATCCTTGTTTAACCAAGGTCTAAATGGTTTAAATATTGCTAAATTGTATTTCTTTGTCACTTAGAGTGGCCTAGTTCGTTTATGTCTGTCATAACAACAACACAATACTTTGTTCCTTCTTTCATAGGCAACGAAGCATGCTCATAAATATAGTTTGATGGACAAAGAATAATATCTCCTACTTTTGGAGTATGAGTATATCCATCAAACCTTGGAAACCTAATTTCTCCACCCTCATAATCATCATTAATATAAATTACACAAGAAACTGTACAGTTATATGCTGGCCCATGGTCTGCATGAATATTAAAGTGTTTTCCTTCTCCCTCATACTTAACAAAATTAAATGCTTCATAATACACTACACTTATTCCCCAATAGTCTGCATAGTCATCAACGCAAAGTTTTAACTTTTGATATATTTCTTCATGTAAATCAATAAGTTCTGCATTATGTTCATCTCTTGGACCAAGGTTTTCTTTCTTGTATTTAAAGTCTACACAGTCTCTTGCTTTCTTAATTGGATTTGGAGAGTTTGTAACCGTAGCATCAGACCACTTGTATTTTTTATCTCCTGTAAGGTTTGACTCAAGAATGTTTATGTATCTTTCAGAATCTTCTTTTGAAAACACATTTCGGTATATATTTATTCCTAGTTGTGGGTTTTCAACTAAAATATTTGTCCCTATTGTTCTATCTGAATATCGGTTTACTACTGTTTCTGATCTGTCTTTTGTAAACCATTTATTTGAATTTTCATCATATTCATTCATAATGCCTCCTATTTTTAATGACTACTATTAATTATACCATGCTTAAACTACTAGCCAAGCCTGCCTGTTTATTGGCTTTGTCCTATTTTTTCAAAATATTGATTTGGGATAAGGTCTACACATAAATAAATTATGTCTGACTCCCCCAAGTTATAAACAGCAAACAAAGAGTCTTTTCCTATAAATATTTCTTCTCCTGGGCTAGGATAAATTATTTTGTCATCTATACAAAAAGAGTTTTCTGAATTAGTTACTATTGGAATACATACCTGAGAGACTACATCTTCATAGCCTTCTGCTTCGTAGTATTGTCTAGATGGATATTTTTGTGCTAGTAGTTTTACAAAGTAACATTTTCCAACATAACTTTCATACTTAATCTCTATATCTTTTAAAAAGTTTTCAAATATTTTATCTACAGCATAATTAGGCAATAACCTTATTTGCTTATACTTTTTATTTTCAAATAAACTTTTGTCTATATCTACTACATCAAAAAATCTCATGTAATGATTAAATTGAAAAAGATCTCTCCTTGTTTCTATCTCTTTCCAATTTTCTTCATTTATTTCTAAAGTTTTTATTAATTCCTGTATCTTATCCATTAGTACCC